TGGAATGCCGCTAATTACTAAAAATACCACAATCCCAACGGCATAAGTTCCGCTAACGGTATTCAAGGAATCCAAATCTGTAGCCGCTCCACCAGTTAGTCCAGTGATTGATGGCTCTACCCGAAGGATGTTGACACTTGGAGTTTGGATTGGAGTAGAACTAACACCAATAACACTGGAACTTGGGATGGGGATACAGATCTTGCTCATTTAGCGGGTAACCTCTGGTGAAATGATAACATTGCCTTGCAGGATTCGGGTTGTGACGGCCCCGTTGTAAAGCTCAAGGTCATATACGGCTTTATCACAAACCGAGAGCGATGCCGTGTCAGTTGCCGAAATAAATAGTCTAATAGATCCTGTAGCCTCATTCAATACGATTCTACCATTACTTGTGGACAATTCAAGAATTAGTGCTTTGGATTCGGGCTTTGACCGAATATGAATCTTGGCGGTATAGCCCGTAAGATCCACTGGTGCAGATGGTTCTCCAGTCTCGTAAAACAGAGTCTGATTAAACGTGGCACCTTGGAATATACAAATATCAGCTTCGGCAATCGGTAGTTGAGCCATAAATGGCAAATAGAATCTACCAATTCTTCCTTATAGTCAAGGCTTGTTTAAGTTTCTTGAATGTTTCTTTGTTGATCCGTTTCTTTTCCTCAATCGCCTCACTGCCAGCCATGGCTCCAAATACCTTGCGGGCTACAAATAATCCTACTGCAAACGAATCAAACAAGTCGGGGGACTTTCCGATCCTCTTTTTCATATCGGTCTTAGACTCAATGATGATCTTTCTAGTTCGGCGTACATACTTTCTCTGGGTCATCTCCCATGCCAAGTCAGGAGTAATACCCTTGAGTTGTTCGCACTCCAAGAAGTAACGGGCAGCAAAACAGAGTTCTGAAGCCATGTTGTGGAACAATTCCTTGCCGACTTGCGGTTTTCCAGTGACTTCGTTCCTCATAGCATATTGAGCGCTGACGGGAAGGTCGGATGCCGCTCCTGCAAAACTCACTGCATGCCAACCCTTTAGGAGTTCTCGTTCTCCGATTGACCAGAAAATACCGCCAGCCGAAGCATCTACCCCCATCCACTGATTTGGAATTCCCAACTTAAGAGAGAGATCGTGAATTTGCTGGATCATCTCGTATTGAAAGTCCTCCTGAGACCCAGCCCTTCGGTTAAGGACATACTGTTTCTCGACAGCTATCGCCCATTTACCACTGATCAGCTTGCCATACTTGAGGTGGGTGAAGACAAACCTATCGCCCCCTTCTGTATAGCTTGGGTCAATGCCAGCAATGTCTTTCGGAGTTCCATCCCAGATAGGCTTGTCCAATGCCCCATGGCGGGCCAGTAGGATGTCCGAGACAATCGTGGAATCGTCAGCATCAGCGGGGGGCCAGAATCCCCTAAATTTTCTCCAATACTGCGGATTGAGTTCTCCCAGTTCCTTTCGGGCCAAGGCCACATCATTGGGTTTGGGAAGAAACGGATAGCGAAGCCCTTTGCCCGCATCGAAAGACTGTTGGTTCGGGTTGTCGTTTTCTGAATCAAACCTGATACACACCCCCTCGATACCAGCCACCCGTATCTTCCAGTTTGGGGTATTCTCGTCCACACTCATCCACCCTTTAATGGGTTCGCAGAACTTCCCGTGGGGATCGAATATAGAAGATGGGTTACCAGCGCCGACGATATAAAGTTCTTGAGCGCCTTTAAATCCCCACACGGCTTGGGAAATCACGGAAGGCGAACAGTCTTGTAACTCATCGATTATCAACACGATACGACGATTCTTCTTACCTTGAAGTCGTTTCTGGGCGTCATCTTTGTATTCGTCACCCGCCGCTAGAAGCATGATGGAAGACGCATCGCTCACACCAGTCTCTGGATCGATCACCGCACCCTCTTCGTCCGAAAGCTTGATGATGTCCATGGACTCAATAAGCCTTCCAGAGGCTAATCCCATGTTTCGGGCTTCGCGATACATCTTAACCAATGCCGCCCAGATACGCTGCTTGGCGTCAATTTTGCTCGTAGAGACCACAATGGTCATTGTATTGATGGGATCACAAAACCAGTTGACTAGCGCAAATGCCGCCATCCCATAGGATTTACCAGAGTCTGTTCCGCCCGCTAGTCCTGTGACGCTTCGGACAAATCGGTTGCCCGTGGCCTCATCCACCTCGTAGATTTGGTTGCAGAATGCCTGTGCGCTTAGTTCCGCCCACCTGTGCCATTGGAAGGTTGGCCAAATAGCTGAAACGATATTTCGGTAATGACGGGCCTTTCCGAGTCCTCCTTCTTCGGGGGTAAGCCCCTGCAAGAAGGCGTCCATCTCAATGCGGATTGGCGTAATTGCCTGTCCATCTTTGGGTAACCACAACCTCCCGTATTTCTCTATCCCTTGATCAACTGTTGCCATTTATGAAATTTATACTAAACTAATCTGGATGGAGAAAAAGCGCAAGAGCGGAGAGCGGGATTGGGACGCGCCCGAAAACCGTATTAAAAAACAGAATGCATTTCGACTCTACGCCGCTGGAAGAGATTTGCCAGAGGTGATGAGGGCTTTGGAAACTAAGCACAAGCCCACTCTGGAAAAGCTAATCTATAGCGAGAAATGGGACGAATACGTCAAGGTCTGGCAGGAAAATCCCGAAGCAGAGAACCTATACCCTTGGGACAAAGAGCGTCCCGTAGCCTTAGTTGCCCCCCCCGCCAGAATGGAGGAGATGGATAAAAAACGCAGGCTTGAGTGTATTAAGGGATTCTCCATGTATTGTTCGGGACGCACCCTGCGGGATATTGCCGAGGAACTAAAGGTTAGTGAATCTACTGTATGCCTATGGCGGGATACCCAACGCTGGATTCAGTGCCGCGAACGTTTGGTCAACGAGCAATCTCCAGCCCCTTGGGAGGATGATGGCGTTCCCACTTTGATGTCGGAAATTACGGCTTCATTGGAGACTATGAAAAAATCAATCAAGTTTCTGACTGGCAAGGTATTGGTCAAGGCCGCTGATGCCGCACAAGATCTGGACGGCATGGAGGCTCTTGGCATGATGAGGAATATCAAGCAGTTGGCAGAAGCTGCCGCAATCAACTTTTCTGAAGGCAACAACCAACAGAATGCAATTCAGATCAATATTGCTACCAAGCTGGAATCCATGAAGATTCCCGAAAACAACACTTATGAATCGGAGCTAATTATCAATGACTGAGGCACCCAAATTTTGCTACGAGAGAAAATCAAGTGTTCCCCCACAAGGATGGTGGGTAAATTGTCCGATTGTAGGCGAGCCTGTTCGCGGAGGCGATTGGCATGATATGGTTGCGAATTGCGAGAAGCTTTTAATCTCCAAAGGCATTACACCGCCCGTGGATCTTGTGTCACAAATAGAACACAATCTTTGTGAGAGAATGGCTGGCAATGAAAACTGTGTGCCATGCACCCAAGAAAAACAAACTTTGGGGTTTTCTCAAATTGTCCGTTGGGTCAAGGCAATGTATCACTTTGCCAAAGACAACAAATTCCAGCTAGTCGATCAAAATGAGGCGGAGCGCAGGGCCAAGATTTGTGCGGCCTGCCCACATCAAATTGCCACTTCTGGCTGTTGGGGATGCAAGGGAATTGCTGGAATGCTACCCCATATTGCAGGAGCGAAAACAACATCTTATGACCAACAGCTTAAAGCCTGCGGAATTTGTGGATGCTATAATGCGGTCTCCGTCCATCTTCCAGTTGACGCACAAGGTGGAGAAGGCTTGAACTTCCCAGCTTTTTGCTGGAAGGCTACGCCACCTCAAATCGGGTAATCGCCTTGTTGAAGCTCATGTTGGCCACGCCTGTCGGGCCGTCCCGATGCTTGCCGACAATAAACTCCATGGTGGGATTCTGTTCATGGTCTTGAGCGTCTTCGCTGTGAAGCATGATGACGATATCTGAGTCCTGTTCAATGGCCCCAGATCCCTTGAGATCTGAAAGGCTTGGGCGTCCTCCACGCTTGTCGGGGTCGCGGTTGAGTTGAGCCAACACCAGAACAGGAACCTTGAGAGTCTTGGCCAGATCCTTGATGCCACCACTAATCTCTTCCACCTCGCACACGCGATTGTCTTTTCCACGCTTGCTATCGCCCTTAACCAACTGGAGGTAGTCAATGATGATGAGGTCTAGCGGAGTGCGCTGGTGGGCGCGGCGAGCTACCGCTTTGAGATAGCCGATAGATTTGGCCGAGCTATCGTCGCAGATGATTTCGGATGCTTGGATTTCTTGCACAGCCCGTCCGAGAGACTGTTTCTGATGCGGGGTCACCCGACCAGATAGAATGTCAGCAGCGCCCACACGCGCCCGCGAGCGAATCATGCGCTCCATGAGGGCAACGCTTGTCATCTCCAAAGAGAAGATTAATACCCGCTTCTTCTGGTTGAGTGCCACGTTTTCGGCAATCTGAAGGGCGCTGGCCGTCTTGCCAACCGCTGGTCTTGCGGCCAAGACAACCATGTCCCCGCCACGCAAGCCAAACATGAGAAGGTCATCCAATGGAGTAATGCCAGTGCGAATGCCGATACAGGGTTTGCCCGCAATCGTGGATTCGATGTTCTGGGCAGCGCGATCCAAGGCATTGTTAATGGATAGCTTGCTGCCATCATCCATTTCGTAGTCAGCCCGCATCACAGTTGTCTCCGACCAGTTCTTAAGTTCTTCGATCTTTAATTCGCGGTCTCTGGCTTTGTGAACCATGTCATTGGCCAAGTATTCCAGCGACCTTCTGTAGCGGGCTTCTTCCAGCTTGGGGTAGTATCGTTTCCAGTTGTTATGGGCTACACATGAAGTTGCAACTTCTGTAATCTTTTGTTCACCCCCAACGATATCGTATTCGTTGGCGGCTTCGATCTCTCCTTTGACATTAATGATGTCTGCCTGCATCCCTTTGGCGATACAGCGCATGACCGCCCGAAAGATGATCTTATTCTCCTGAAGGTAAAAATGATCTTCCTTTATGGATAAAAGGATCTCACGCTGATCCTCTGACGGGGCATGACAGAGGCAGGAAAGAATGGCGGTTTCGGCGGATGGTTCAAAGATGACTTCTTGCATAGGAAGCGTTAGACAGCCTCTTGGGCCTTTCGTTCACGCTTTCTTTGCAAAATTTTCATCATCGCCTGCCTGCGGCGTTCGCGCTCCACCTCAGAGATAACTCGCTTTTTTTTCGTCTTTTGTGACGAATTATTTTTGGGCTTCAGAGTAGTTTTGGATTTTGTCGCCACTTCTGGCGAATTATCACAAACCGTCCTACTTTGTGCATCATTGCTGACGCTTTGCTCTAATCCTGTCGAATCTGACGGCATTGGAAACCCCTCTTGTGCCATTTTGTGGAGAGATCCGTCTTTACACCCGTGGATGACCACCGCTTGGCTGGAGATGATTCGGTCTGGGCAAGTAACACCCTGAACTGCTTGGGCTTCGGGGTCTTCGGCGTAGAAGACAATCTTCCCATCTTTCCATTGGTAGTTCACGCTCTTCCAGTAAGTTCTGATGAGTGCGGTATCGCGGCCAATCTCCATAAAGTTCCATCGGCAACGAACATCCCAAGGCTCTGGAACGCTTCCCGATTCCCTATAGGCCAAATTGTAAGTTGATAAAGATTGGGCCGAAGGGCAGGCATCCAAGAAATTAGGAGGATATACCGCGCTTCCAACGATCATTTTGTAGATGTTCTTTCCATTGGAAGCCATTCCGCCTTCGTAGAGATGGCCCATGATGCCGACTTTTTTGTGGTATTCGGCGTCGAGATCGTCAACCCACCCTTCTTTCATCGGAACGCAGTCTGGCTCCCAGAAGTAGAAAGGAGCGTTGGTTGAATACATGGCAGCAGCCACATCGGCAAACATCTGATTCGGGCCAAGAGGCCAGCCATCAAATCCGTCTTGAACAAACAATTGGTCAACTTCAGGAAAGCTTTTCTTTAGTTCATGGATGATATCAGAAACGCCAGATGTATCATTCTTGGTACATACTGTAGCCTTGTGGCGCATGTTAATCCCCATAGCTGTAATAGCCTTGGCCGACTCCATTGCCAGTTCGGCGTCCCCATTGTGATAAGCAAAAGCAATATTCACTGAGCGTCGAAGTTAAGAGGCCAGCTAGGATGGATGGGGTCTTCCAGCCTCACTCTAACGTTTTTGTAGCCATGGGCCATGAGTCTTTGGGCTTCTTGGTTGGCCTCCTCTTTACTCATGCCAAACCTGTCCAGTTCCACAATTTTCTCTCCGTGGCACACAAGGTATGTTTTTTCTTTATCGCTCATTTTTTCTTTTTCTTTTGGTCTGCATCTTTGATGTATTTGGTAAACTGTTCAGCGCATGTTCTGGCCATCTCGACTTCAGATTCTGGGTCAAAGAAGTAACCGCCACGTTCAGCGTACAACGCTTCCATCGGCATGGAGGTTCCTCGACGGAAGCGTGGGCCAACCACGAATGGGGAGACGGAGTCTTCATTGATAACAGTTAAGACTACTTTGAATCGGGCCATGGACTCCAATACTTAATCACACGTTCAAGGATATGTCCAATCCCGCTCCATCCATGGTGGGGATGGTAGTGGCAGGCCCACTTCAATGGAGGGTTTGACTCATCGTTTTTGATGAGATAGATTCCCTCTGCATTAGGTTTAGTATTATTGTAATCGTTCCAAGTAATCATAGTAGGTATGACAAGAAAAACTCCACTTCGTTCAAAAACTCCACTTAAACGCAGCGGAAGGTTGCGGAGCGCATCCCCCAAACGCCAGCGTGAGTACAATGAGTATACAAAGGTGAAGAAAGCCTACTTGGCACTGCATCCCGTATGTGAGAAGTGCAAGAAGGCGAAGAGTCAGGACATCCATCATAAGGCAGGCAGGGTTGGTCGCTACCTTTGTGATTACAGTCTTTTTGCCGCGCTTTGCCGAGCCTGCCATGATTTTTGCCACGCTAACGGGCGGGAAGCCCGCAAGCAAGGCTGGATTATTGATACAGTTCATGTTCCTCAGTATCTGGCGGAAGAGCCTTCAGAAGCTCAATCTCATAGCCAAAGTCGGGCTCATACTGCCGAATAAGTGGGTTCCAGATCTTACCTTTGGGTGCCGTCCAGTTGCGGAAGGCATCAATGGCATTAACCCAGCTTGTTTCCAAAGGAGCATTCCACTCATGTTCTGGGGGGAAGTTCCAAGGATAGGGTCGGGGTGGATAGGAAACACAACCACTTGTAATAAGTAGTGAGATTACTATCCCTGCTCTTTGAAGTCGTAGAACCATAGCTCCTCCTCGCTTTCGCTAACCCATCTACTGCCTGTATGCTCGCAGCTAAACTCTTGGCTAAAGACCCTCCAGTCGGGCTTCATGGGGAATTGCTTGGCAATAAACGATCCCCCGTCCATCCACAGCACACGGTTGTTGGGTTGTAAAAAATATTGACCACCTTCTCCTACCAATACATGACCGCACTTATGCCCAGCCGCCATCTCGCCGTAGCCAGAGGTATAATGAGGCCCGAAGCACCAGTCCAAGGTAAACATATACTTTGCTTTTTCAAAGGTTTTGTTCTTTAGCATGATGTTTGCTGCCCGATTCTTGCAGTAGTCCAAGATGTTAACCGAGCAGTAGTAGCTCATGGAATCCCATAGCTGTATCCAATCTAGCGGGTAAGACGATCCTCCTGTATCCTCTGCATGGAGGTAATGAATCGGGACTCTAGCATGCTGACTTCCATATTCAGTCATTACACTAAACAACCCACACCGTTGAGGGATGGAGGTGAAGGCAAATACCTCGACTAGTTGTCTCTCCCTGCTGACACAGGGTTCCAGATCGTAGAAGAATCCCTCATCTACAAAAGCAAAAAAGGTGGGGATGTTGACGTTGAGATAGTTGCTCATTGGTCGGCAATTTTACGCAGTAGCCTTGTCTGTTCCCGTAGTTCGTAGAGTTGGTTGTTGGCTGTAATCTCCGCACTCATACGGGCGTTTGATTCTGCCAACTCCGCATTAATGCGCCGAAGGGTAGAAAGATAAGTATCTTCCTTTGGCTTGATATCCACAGACCCATTAATGACCTGTATCCGCCCCGAATTCAAATCATAGACCGTACCATTGAAGGAAACGTCTTGGGCAAGGGCATTACTCAGTAATAGTGGTATTAGTAGTAGTTTTTTCATAAAAAGATTGGAAGCGGGGTGGCGCACTTTGTCAACCTCCCCAGATTGGCAAAGCTTCGCATTTGCATGCCGAGTCTCCCCGCCTCCAAAAGTATTCATATAGACATAGACCATAGCCCCTTCGGGGCGTTCAATGTTTTTTCTTCTTTTTTCTTTTGGGGTTATTGTTCGGCGGGCTAAAGCCGTGCGCCCGCCTATATAGCGGCTCCGTTTCGCTTAACCCCGAACGCCGCCGTCATTGGATTAATAATTCCTTGAGCTAGATCCGACCGATTGACCACACCTCGCCCCCGCAGGGGCAAAGGCATAGTCAAAATTGGATTCTCATTCCTAT